GACTTGATGTATATGCTCCGGTTGAAAAGGGTCATGATTATGTAATGACTGTTGACGTAGCAAGAGGAGTTGGTGAAGATTATTCAGCATTTATAGTCGTTGATATTACACAGTTTCCACATAGATTAGTTGCGAAATATAGAAACAACGAAATCAAACCAATGTTGTTTCCAAATATCATCTATGAAGTAGCAAAGAACTATAATAGTGCTTTCATTCTATGTGAAGTGAATGATATTGGGGACCAAGTAGCAAGTATTATACAGTATGACTTGGAATATCAGAATCTATTGATGTGTTCTATGAGAGGTAGAGCTGGTCAGATTGTTGGTCAGGGATTCTCTGGTAAGAAAACACAACTTGGCGTGAAGATGTCTAAAACTGTCAAAAAAGTTGGGGCACTTAATCTCAAAACTTTGATCGAAGAAGATAAACTTATATTCTGCGATTATGAAATCATTTCTGAGTTGACCACATTTATATCAAAGAAAAACTCTTTTGAAGCAGAGGAAGGTTGTAATGATGATCTTGCCATGTGCCTTGTTATCTATGCTTGGTTGGTCCAGATGGACTACTTTAAGGAACTTACGGATCAAGACGTAAGAAAGAGATTATATGAAGATCAAAAAGATCAGATAGAACAAGATATGGCACCGTTTGGATTTATGGATGATGGACTAGATGATACTAGTTTTGTTGATAAAGAGGGTGATAGATGGTTTACTGATGAGTACGGTGATATGGGACATATGTGGGAATATCGATAATGGATCTAGATGGGCAGTTTAAGTTGGGACATCTCCTACTACAAGATAGGACTTGTAAGAAGTGTGGTGAAACAAAAAACTTAGTTGATTGTTTCTATAGAACAAGAAAAGATAGGGGAGCAGTAGCATCATCATATTCTTATGAGTGTAAAGAATGCACCATCAAAAGAATTATGGACAGTAAAAAGTCAAGTAACTTATGGGAATACCCAGATTGGTAGTTCACGTCATGTTTCCCCTGTGAAAAGTGACCTTTTAATAAATATTTTCAGATAAACTGAGATCACGGAGAAACAAACATGGCGACTCCTCAATTATCTCCTGGAGTACTGGTAAGGGAGGTTGACCTAACAGTAGGAAGAGCTGATAATGTTTTAGATAACATTGGTGCAATTGCTGCCCCATTTGAAATTGGACCTGTAGAAGAGGTAACTGATATCCCTACAGAGCAAAGACTTCTGTCTGTATTCGGAGAACCAAAAGAAGCAGATAGTCACTATGAGTATTGGATGAGTGCATCGTCCTACCTCTCATATGGTGGTGTTCTTAAGGTCGTAAGAGCAGACGATGACGATCTGAAGAACTCGAATGCAGGTGTAGGAATTGCAGCAACAACTACACTGAAAATCAAGAACTACGACGACTACGGTAACAACTACGAGTCGGCAACCGACTTCTACTATGCTGCTAAGAATCCAGGTTCTTGGGCAGATGGACTGAAGGTTTGCTACATCGATGACCTTGCAGACCAGACAATCGGAGTTTCGACAAACAGTGCAGGCAGCAACCTTGGACTTGCTGGTTTAGGTGCTACTGTCGGAATGGGTGTTACTGCAGCAATTTCTGGAGTTATTCCTAACGCATCCACTGGTGGAACGTCATCCTTCACCGGATATCTGAAGGCAATCGTTACTGGAGTATCTACCGCAGCATCTGGAACTGCAAGTTCTGTTGATGTTAAGATTGTTTCGAGAGTAGATTCTGCAGGCACAGAAACAAGAATCGATTATGCAGAAGGCGATGCTTTCTCCTCTTTCGACACTGCCGATACTCTGTTCTTTACCTCTGATGCAGGTAATGTAACAGCAGGAGTAACACCAACAAGTGCAGTTGACTGGTATGATCAACAGACTTTAGGTCTTACAAACTCTACAGTATACTGGAAGACTCTTGCTCCAAAACCAGGAACAAGCGTTTATGCTGACGAAAGACAAGGACATGGTGATGAACTTCACATTGCTGTTGTTGATGACAATGGAGATTTAACCGGAGTCAAAGGAAATATCCTTGAGAAGCACACCGCTCTTTCGAAAGCAACAGATGCTGTATCGGCAGTAAATTCTCCACAAAAGATTTACTATAAAGATTATATCAGAGACTTCTCTACTAATCTTTATGTAGGTAAGAGTCCTCTTGCTGCTATCGACGCCCATCATGGTACTGTTCCAACAGCAACTGGATTTACTGCATACACTGGAGTAAAATCTGCATCCTTTACAGCAGAAGGTGGTGCCGCAAACCAAGGCGGAGTTGCACAAGATAAGCAGTTCCTTTCAGTTGGTAATAAGACTTATACCTTTGCAGGTGGTAATGATTACCAGAGCACTGGTGGAGATGGTTACAAGGCAGACCTTGGAAAACTTATTTCCGCATACGGTCTCTTTGATAATAAGGATGAAACTGAAGTTGATTTCTTAATCATGGGTCCTGGTTGTGACACTGAAGCACAATCTCAAGCAAAGGCAAACTATCTTATTTCCCTCGCAGGACAGAGAAAGGATTGCATGGCAGTTGTTGGTCCTCATAGAGCAAACGTTGTTAACATCACAAACACTGAGACTCAGACCACCAACCTGATTAACTACTTCAGCCCATTACAATCTTCTTCCTACGCTGTATTTGATTCTGGTTATAAGTATACCTTTGATCGTTTCAATAACAAGTTCCGTTATATTCCATGTAACCCAGATGTTGCTGGAATGATGGCAAGAACTTCTCTCCTTGCTTATCCATGGTTCTCACCAGCAGGTCAGCAAAGAGGTGTTATTAATAACGCTGTCAAACTTGCTTACAACCCATCTAAGACTCAAAGAGATCGTCTCTATCCTAAGAGAATCAACTCCTTTATCACCACTCCTGGTGCTGGAACATTCCTCTTTGGAGATAAGACTGCTCTTGCTTATGCTTCCGCATTCGATAGAATCAACGTCCGTCGTCTGTTCCTCACGATTGAGCAATCACTTGAGAGAGCAGCGCAGGCACAACTCTTCGAACTCAATGATGAGTTGACGAGAGCAAACTTTAAGAACATTGTTGAACCATTCCTCCGTGATGTTCAAGCAAAGAGAGGACTGATTGACTTCCTCGTTATTTGTGATGATACCAATAACACACCAGATGTTATTGACAATAATGAATTCAGAGCAGACATTTTCCTGAAGCCTGCCAAGTCGATTAACTTCATTACACTTACTTTCGTCGCCACACGAACTGGAGCAAGTTTCCAGGAAGTCGCTGGTAGAGTTTGATCATTAATCATAAAACAACGGAGGATTTCTAAAAATGTCAAACTTACGCACACTCTCCCAATTTAAAGCTGCACTTGAAGGTGGAGGAGCAAGACCTAATCTATTTGAAGTTTCAATCCCTGCATTTCCTGGAGCAGCAACAAACTCCACTCCAAAACAAACTTGGAATGCTGCTGCCCAGACTGATTTAAACTTCATGTGTAAAGCCGCCCAGTTGCCTGCATCTAATATTGCATCTATTGATATTCCTTTCAGAGGTCGTACACTGAAAGTTGCCGGTGATAGAACTATTGAAAACTGGACCATCACTATTATTAATGATGAAGATTTCAATCTGAGAACCAGATTTGAACAGTGGATGAATGGTATTGCTAAACTGGATGATAATACCGGTGCTACACTGCCAGATTCTTACATGCAGGATGCATATGTCCACCAGTTAGGTAGAGGATATTCTAATGGTGCTAGTAGCAAAGTGAATGGTGGATCGGGCAAAGTTAAGCCATTAAGATCTTACAAGTTCCATTCAGTTTTCCCAGTCAACGTATCTTCGATTGACCTTTCTTATGATTCAAGTGATACAATTGAAGAATACACTGTTGAATTTGCTGTTCAAAGTATTACTGTTGGTGAGGACCAGCAAGGAAATTCTGATCAGAACGGAACAAAAATCAACGGATTCTGATTAACTCTATTTTCTCTCCTAATAAATAGTAGAGATACAGTTTAGAGTTTAATAATGTCCAAATTATTTGGGTTCTCTATTGAGGATACTGAACCACTCTCACCATCGGTAGTCTCCCCCGTCCCTCAGTCAAATGAGGACGGGGTTGACCACTATATGAGCAGTGGTTTTTTTGGTTCTTATGTAGATATTGAAGGAGTATATAAAACTGAGTTCGATCTCATCAAGAGATATCGTGAGATGGCACTTCATCCGGAATGTGATAGTGCGATTGAAGATATTGTAAATGAAGCGATCGTTTCTGATAGTAACGATAGTCCTGTTGAGATTGAACTTTCGAACCTTAATGCTAGTGATGGCATTAAGAAATCTATCAGACAAGAATTCAAGCATATTCTAGATTTATTGGATTTTGATAAAAAAG